CCCTTCTTGTCTTAGAAAACTGGATATGGAAGTTATTAGGAAATTGTCGGATATAAATTTAGCGATAGATGGTAGAAAACTAACCACCCTAAAATAATAAAACTATGAAAAAAGAAATAATAATAAAAAAGGAATTAGAAAGATTATTAGATGACTTGTATTTGCCATTAGGGAAAACAAGAAAAGCTATTCAATCCTTCGTTCTTGAACTCCGTCAATCCACAATCCAAGATTGCATAGATAAATTTATGTTTGAAGTTTTTATCGCCAAAGACGGAATACTGCCCTTAAAAGAAATCTGGCTCAAACCAAATGAAATCGGGGAAATAAGGAAAAAACTAACTAACTTAATAAAATGATGACAAAACTTTTAACAATATTATGCGGAATGTGGTGCTTGACAGATGGTTGGTTTAGTTTATCTCTTTACTGGAGAAATCCTCAACAAACTTTTTGGCATGATCATTACATAAGAGTTATTAGAATCATAGTGGGAATAATTTTAATATGGGTGGCGTGAAACCATTTTCAAATAAATGAAAGAGAAATCTTTGAAGAAATCAAGAAAGAAATTATGGGATATTCAATCTATCTATGTCAGGCGTAAAGAGAAAGGAATATGTTTTACTTGCGAAGTAAAGAAAAATTGGAAAGAACAAGATGCTGGACACTTTATACATAAAGATTGCTTAGATTTTGACGAAAGGAATATCCATTGTCAGTGCCATGGTTGTAATAGATGGCATCATGGAAACTTAATTGTTTTCGCCATGAAATTAGAAAAACTCTTCGGTTATGGTATAATACAGGAACTAAAGCATTTGGGTGATCAAATTAAGATATGGAAAGTTTCCGAATTAGAAGAGAAAATAACATACTATAAAAATAAAATAAGGGAACTATAATATGACCACTAAATGCGTTAAATGTCAAATAGAGTTAAGCCCAGAGTGGATTTGGAAGAAAAGGAAGTTTTGTTCGGAATGTTTCGAGAAAGAAAAGGCATTTACGCAGGAAATAAGAGAATTCCGGAATGAAACCCTACAACAATTAAGAAATACCGTTAGCCATAGCCGGAAAGGGAAATATCGCAAGCAACCATGGGGATTTCATATCGAGGCGGATAAGAAATACAATACTTCTTACATACCGAAGGCAAAACTATTAAACTTAACCTGACCATTCCCCTACCCTACCTATGCCCAATAAACTCGACCTTTTATACTAAAACTTTCGACCTTTCGGGAATAATCGGTAGGGTAGGGGAGAGGTCGCAGGGAATATTGTAATTGGCAGCATATTTGACTTGGACTCATCTGGTGCTGGTTCAAATCCGGCTTCCCTGATTAAATAGGTATGAATATATGCTAAAGCAAAACAAACGCCCACAAACGCCAATAAATGCGAAACAATTAGCCGTAAAAGAAAGAAAGAGCCATAATATAGCTAATCAATTTAAACCCGATCCAAGGCAGGTATTGTTTTTGTCTTATTACTTTGATCCGAATAGCGAATCATTTAGCAACGGTCTTCAATCAGCCATACGAGCTGGATATGGGAAAGAATACGCTGAAAATTTAGTTTCAAATATGCCTAAATGGTTATCGGAATTCGTCGGAGATCAATACCTCGTGAAAAAAGCAGAAAAGAATATAAAAGAATTTTTGGAGATGAATGTCACAAACCAAGGAGTAACAAAAGATGGCAAAGAAATTTATGAGTATGATGATGCAGGAAAAATAAGAGTGAAAGCCGATGTAAGTAAATTCATTTTAGAGCGTTTGAATAAAGACAAATACTCTCAACGCCAAGAGATAGCAACGCCTCTAAATTTAATACAAGGAATAAAAATTGAAATAGTATTACCAAAAAATGACTCCCAACCTAAAATCGACAATAATCTTCCAAAAGAATCTGGCGGAGTATCAGAACAAAAGCCACCGGATAATAGTAAATGAAGGTGGAACGGGAAGCAGTAAGACAATTTCATTGGCTCAATTGTTCTCAATAATTCTTGCTAATGAAAACCATTGTCAGTTAACTATCGCCAGAAAAACTCTACCGGCATTAAAAGCCACAGCAATGAAGGATTTTTTTAATGTTTTAAGAGGGTTGGGAATGTATTTTGAAGAGTGGCATAATAAATCAGATAATACTTATCACTATGGAACTAATCAAGTTGATTTTATTTCAGTAGATGAACCAACAAAAGTGCGAAGTAGAAGAGGAAACTATCTATGGTTAAACGAAGCGAATGAATTTTCAAGGGAAGATTACAATCAATTAGCCATGAGAACCGACAAGCAGATTTTCATGGATTATAATCCCTCGCATCAATACCACTGGATTTATACCGATCTTCAGCCCAGAAAGGATTGTATTATTATTCCTTCTACCTATCGGGACAATCCATTTTTAGCTCCCGAGATAATAAAAGAAATTGAATACTACAAAGAAGTTGATCAGAACTATTGGAGAATTTATGGTTTAGGATTGAAAGGAATACTCGAGAATATAATTTATTCCAATTGGGATTTAGTTGATAAAATTCCCGAAGGAGCGGAAATAATAGATGGATTAGATTTTGGATACAATAATCCTACTGCCTTAATTGATGTGGGAATAAAAGACAATGAGATTTATTTAGATGAGTTGATTTATGAAAGCCATTTAACCAATGAAGCATTGATTCAGCGAATGAAAGATTTGAAAATAAAAAGATTAATCTATGGCGATAGTTCCGAACCTGGAACGATAGAAGAAATAGGAAACGCAGGGTTTAGTATTCTTCCTTCAAACAAAGACGTTACTCTTGGGATAAAGACTTTGAAATCAAGAAAGATTCATATAACAAAGCGATCAATCAATATACAAAAAGAGATTAAGGGTTATGGTTGGAAATCAGATAAAGATGGCAAATTACTTGATGAACCAATTCAATTAAAGAATCATGCTATGGACGCTTCACGATACGCCGTTCACACCCATTTAACCCAGCCAGTGCCAGGAGCAGAATGGTTTTAGCCATTATTAGCGGATAGTTGCTATTGCCATCATCTGCTTTTTTAGTTAAGATTACTTTAATGTTTAGTTGCTATTAACCATTAACAAAAAAGAATGGCATTATTTTCAAATTTTAATAAATCTCTTAAAAAATTCTTCGGGAATATCATAAAGAAATCAGGATTCCTCACAGGCAGAGACGTGGCAATCAATGACGCATTATTTGGAACTGCTTGGAGTAATTATAAATTCTTACAGACCTATGGAAAGTCTCTTTATGTCTATGCTTGCGTTTCAAAGATAGCCGAGAAAGTTGGAAGTATCGATTTTAGATTAAATAGAATAATAAATAGCAAAGGAGATATTGAGGAAATACAAAGCCATGAAATTTTGGATTTACTTTATAGGGTGAATCCTTTTTTTACCAAAGCAGAATTCTTAGAAACCGATGTAATTAATAGAAAACTAACCGGCGATTCTTTTATTTTAAAGCTCAGAAATCTTCAGGGCAAAGTTGTTGAGCTTTGGAATGTAAGACCTGATTTAATAACTATAGTTGGCGATTCTAAAAACTTTATAGGGCATTATGATATGAGAAAATCCGACGGAGGAATAGTGCAAATCCAACCGAATGATATAATTCACATTAAATATCCTTCGCCATTGAATACTTTCTTAGGATTATCGCCTTTGTCTTGTGCCCAGCAAAGAGTAGATACCGAAGAGTATGCTTCAAAATATCAAAGGAATTTCTTTCTTAATAACGCCAGACCCGATGGGGTAATTGAAATGACAGGAAACCCAACAGCCGATCAAAGAGCAGAACTAAGATTAGGTTGGGAAAAACAACACAAAGGAGTTGGTAAAAGTTCCAAAACTGGAATGCTATGGGGAGGAGCAAAATATAATGCGGTTAGTTTGACCCAGAAAGAAATGGATTATATTGAATCCATGAAATTTACCCGAGATGATATCTTAGTAGCATTCAAAGTTCCTAAACCAATCATTGCTATTACTGATGATGTGAATAGAGCCAATGCAGAAACCGCTCAAGAGATTTTCTTAAATGAAACAATTATTCCCGAGATGAGGAGATTCTGCGATAAGATAAACGAAGAATTGATTGCTCCAGAATGGGGTGAGGAATATTTCCTTTCATTTGACGATCCCGTGCCGGTAAGTAGAGAAATGATATTGAAGGAATTTGAAGTAGGAATTGATAAATGGCTCACTATCAATGAAGTAAGGAGAGAATTAGGAAAAGAACCGATAAAAGGAGGCGATGTTTTATTCAGACCGATGATGGATGTGATAGTAGGAGCTCCATCTCAAGCGAATCAAGAACAATTGGCTTATAGGAATATGCATGGCAAAAGAATTCTTAAATATAAATTCCAATTAAAAGACGAATTAGTTAAAGAAATTGAAAGAGTTACAAAAAAAGTGAAAGAAGAGGTGAAAAATAAAATAAAGAAAGCGGTAAAAGGAATTCAAGATATTTCTCTTTTCCGAGATAAAATAAAGAGAAGGCAGTATTGGGAATACAGGACAAATGATATAGGAAAAAAGAGCCAACGAATGAGATCATTAGTTATTACTTTAAAGAATCAGCAAAAGGAAAAGTTTATTAATAAATTCAAAAAAGAGAAACCACAAACTAAATCAGATATAAGAAAAGTATTCAATAAGAAAGAAGCCAATATAGAATTTAAAAAAGCGATTCTGCCCTTGATGTTTTCTATGTTTAAAGAAGCGGGAGAAGACGCTATCGCTTTATTGCGAGCCGATAAACCTTTCAATGTAGAAAAAGCATCTCCAGGAAAAACAATATTACAATTGCTTGAGGCACGGGCATCTTTCTTTGCTAATAGCGTTAATGAAACAACTCTACTCGCATTAACAGAAACTCTCGCCGAGGGGATAGAGGGAGGCGAGGGAATACCTAAACTTGAAAATAGAATTATTGAAGAATATGATGACTTTCAAAAGTATCGGGCAGAACGAATAGCCAGAACAGAAACTACTTCCGTTGTGAATGAAGCACATTTGGAAGCATACAAACAGTCTGAGGTCGTAGAAGCTCGTGAATGGATTGCTACATTAGATGACCGAGTTAGGGACGAGCATCTTATGATGGATGGAGAGATCGCTAAATTAGATGAACCATTTTCCAATGGACTTATGTATCCCCAAGAGCCCAACTGTCGTTGTTCTATCGCACCTGTAATTCACTTTATTGAATAAAATGCCAGATTTAGTTTATGTCTTCGGAGGACAATCTTTATGGCAAAATAATGAACTGAAGTTCTCCTTGCGAAGTGCTGAAAAGTATTTAAAATTTGACAGAGTATTTATCTTCGGAGGATTACCAACCTATATCAATGACCGAGTAATCCATACTTTTATCCCTGATGACAAAGGACACAAATATCTTAATGTAGCATATAAAATAAAGAAATTATTGAATGATGGAAGAATATCGGAAGATTTTATCTTCATGAATGATGACTTCTTTCTTAAACAAGAATACAACCCGATTCCTTATTACTATAACAAATCAATTAGAGACTGGATTAATGATTATCCTTTCCACAAGGGAAAATATTATAAGGAAATAGAAAAGTTATATGCGGTCTTTCCAGAAGGTAAATTCTTTGAGGTGCATTTTCCGATAGTTTATAATAAGACAAAGGCGAGAGTGGTGATTGAGAAATACAAGATGAAGATAACGCTAATGCTCAGAAGTTTCTATTGTAATGAATATATCAATGAAATCAAATCCGAACCATCTCTTGATCATAAGATTTATTTACCCAGTAGAATGAAAGCAGTAATTGAAAACGCACCATTTTTCTCGGCTTCTAATGCGATAGGATTAGACCCTGCGTTTAGAAGTAGAATGCTCGCTTTATTTCCTAATAAATCTAAATACGAAAAATACAAGGTCGGAAATTAAATAATAAACAATAA